TACGATTTGCTATCTTATTACGATACTCTTGGTTTAGTCTTACCCTAGCCATTTATTACCTTTCTGTTAATTGTTAAAATAAAGTTTTAAACTATTGACATTTAATTGTCAAGGGATTATATAGGATAATTATGATAGTAGATAGTTTATGGTTTTATCCAATAATGGGAATGGTAGGTTTATTTATTCTTTATTGGTTTAGCTAAACTTGAGCCGAGATCCTCTAACTATGCATTTTATGCGAAGCGCTTTAAAGATCTTTAATTAGGGGATCCCGGGTCAAGTCTACAGCATCGCGCAAATCGATTAGTTGCTGATGAAAGGATCTATTACTGCTTGTGTGTGCACCTCCACTTGTGGGAAGAGATCCGCTTGGCCACTTTAGAATAATTCTAAAGTAGAAATTATAAAAGCTGCAAGCTTCAAGCAGCGTTGACAGTGGACCTGGGATCATGTAGGATGAGTTATGAAAGGAATAAATATGTTTGAAAAACCAAAAAAGAAAAAAGTAGAATGGCACGGCCAGACTGTGGTCCTGCCCTTCGACTGTAGTGTATACGAAGAGAAGACGGTAAAAATTAAGAATAGATTCAGTGGTGAAGAAACGGAGATGCCAGGTTACGCAGCTTCAGTCTATGATACCATCATCGGTGCTGAGCGTTTTGAAGCCTGGGACATCGTCCGGGCTGGCTTAGACTGGTTCAAGAAGTACTTTCCAAAACAATATATGGTGGTCCTTGATTAGATCAAAACATAACGATTTATTAAACTATTTCGTCCACGATAAGCGGGATCTCAGTCCCGCTTACGTTAAGAAGTGCGAGCGCTTCCTGCATTCCCTGAGACATGCCGGGCTGATAACTAAGAAGGATGCAAACATACTATTCAAGCTACAAGCTGCAAGCTCCAAGCATCAAGCTTCAAGCGCCAAGCTTCAGCCACAATTAAATGATAAAACAAAATTATGAAAGTAAGAGACGCCGTTAAGATAACCGGGTCCATGACTCGAACGTCCAAGATGCCGGGCCTGTCTTACAGCCTGCCAGCCTGGGAATGCCAAGTGGGCGCGAAGCTCCGGGCCGTGAAGGGCTCAGTCTGTTCAGGCTGTTACGCGCTCAAAGGAAATTACACAAGATATCCTGCCATTAAAGCAGCTCAGTACTACAGGCTCCAGTCCCTGCGAGATCCCAAGTGGATTCCCGCAATGGTTGCACAAATCAAGAGACAAAAATATTTTAGATGGCACGACGCCGGAGACCTTCAGGGCGCCTGGCACCTTAAGAACATCATGGAGGTATGTAGAGCTACACCAAGCACCAAGCACTGGATGCCAACGCGCGAGGTGAAGTATACATCGCTCATGGATCCTGCCATAGTTCCAACCAATTTAAAAATTATAATAAGTGATCATATGATCGACCAGGAGAGCTCAGTCAAGCACTGGCCATTCACATCCGGCGTGACAACGAAGCATGACGCGACCTGTCCGGCCCCCAAACAGGGCAACAGCTGCAAAGATTGTAGAGCATGCTGGGACCGTGGCGTAGCCCGGGTGACCTATGGGAAGCACTAGTCAAACCCTGAACCAGTTCCTGGTTCAAGGACCAAGCGTCAAGCACCAAGCATCAAGCATCAAGCATCAAGCAGGCATACCAGCAAGCATCAAGCCACAAGCTCAAAAGTTTTTTGAATCTGGGTCCAATCAGTAGGGGACCAGGGCCCATGGCCCATAGCTACAAGCTCTGGGATCTTGTTCCCTGGAACAAGTTTCAAGGACCTCGGACCGAGGGCCTTGACCAAGATAAATGTATTCTTCGGATGGGTCTTATGGAAGGCAATTTGGTGTGGAGAAAATCTGACTTTGTTCCCTGGCGTGACTTTTAATTCAACAGTGAAAAAGTGCCCAGAATTATTATACCCCAATAGATCAGGGCAGCCAGGTATGCTAAGGTTTTCAATACGAATCCACTGGAGGGAGCATGTATTTTTCTTAAGATCTTGCCACAATTTTCGTTCAGGTTTAACTGCATTTTTCAAAGTAACTCTCGTCTATATATTTAACTTAGTCGGAGCTATAAATCTTTTCACAGTCGTAGGTTTAAACACTAATCTCATTGAGTTCGCCCCAATGATTGTACTCTCTTGGACTTCTATTTTTGTTAGTTCCTCAAGATGTCCACCCACTTGAATAAACACTGAAGCATCGCCTAGGCCTGTGCCGACTTTGCCCTTGTTATCCATAAATTCTGTCATAAAATTCATTAACTCTCGGACACGCATCACATACCACTCTTTCTTAATCTGTCAAGAGAATCTTCAATTTGTTTTGCTAATTTTTTATTATCCAAAAATAATTCCATCTTCTCCTGTTCAAGAGCTGTTATCTCTCGTCTCAAATCTCCATTCAAGTTCTGATGAGATTCACTGATAGTTTCTAACTCCTGAATCCGTTCCAGCTTCTTCATCATGAGTTCATCTGCTTCCTGCTGTCTATGATCCCCAGCCAAAGCATTTGCTAAAGCTTCTTCAGCTTCAATTAGTTTATCTTTTAATTCAAAATTATCTTTGGTTACTTCCTTAACAATGGCTTCATTGCCTTTTTTAAGAACTTTTAATTCAGTATTTTCAGTACGTAAAGCTCTTAACTCTTGCTCAAATCTCTGAAAAGGGTTTAACTTTTTTATTTCTGCATTCATCATTGACTTTATATGATAGTTACCTTAAATTGTCAACTATGGGTGTACCAAAAAGATTAACTGAAATGCAAATGAGATTCGCCGAGTTTATAGTATTCGGAGGACCTGATGGACCTATGACTCAAACTGAGGCAGCAGCCGCAGCAGGGTATAGTGAAAAGAGAGCAAGACAAGAAGGATCAGAACTTATGAATCCAAGACTATCACCACTCGTGGCTCAGCACATCGGAAAACTTAAAGAAGAAAGACTTAAGAAGTTTGAAGTATCTTATGAAGGACACATAGCAGAACTTGCTAGACTTAGAGAAGCTGCTTTGAAGAAGGGTTCATTCTCTTCTGCTGTAAACGCTGAAGCAAATCGTGGAAAGGCAGCAGGATTATACATAGACAGAAAAATAATAAAACATGGTAAACTAGAAGATATGTCAGAAGAGGAACTAGAAAACAAAATGAAACAAATTTTAGACGATTACGCACCAATTTTAAACGTTACCCCCTCAACTGCATCGTTGGAACAAAAACCATCACAAACCAAAACAAAGAAAGCAAAAAAAGAGTCAAAAAGTACTGTTGCCAATCAGACATCTAAGTTAGCCAAAGCCCCAAGTAATGACAAAACACAGTCAGTAAAAGTAGAGTTATAAGAAGATATATTTTATTTAGATTCCACATTTAATTTTTTTAATTCAGTTATGACCCCTGTAGGGAAGATGTTTCTATCTGAATATGCCTCATCCTTTTCGTCATAGCTCGCAAAAGTCCAAATGAATTTCTTAGTACGTTTATAAATATATGCAAACGAAACCATCTTTGAGCATTCGAACTTATCGAACTCATCAGCGGTAGCATGACCCCCATCAGCAGTTATGTCAACCCAAGAAATTTTATAAAAATAGAACTTCTTCTTGTTTATAACTAGATTCTTATATTTAGATTTTTTACGTTTCTTTGCCATAGTTTGCCTTATTGTTGCCACAATTCAAACTTGCGACCCCTATTTATACAATATTTATTTTTTTGTGTCGCGCTCAAAAAATGAGATTTAGGTGTCGCAAAAAACATCAATTCCTTAATAAGCGTTGTAGGAGTAGACGAATAATCGAAATCAGGGGTGTCGCAAAGGGTGTCGCAAGGGGGTCGCAAGGGTGTCGCAAGGGTGTCGCATTTTCGGACAAAAGTAGAACATCTGAATCTCGGTTCATTTTGCGACGTCGCAAATGGCATTTGCGACACCTGTGCGACACCCCAGGTGTCGCAAATCTGTGCCTTATTGTTGCCACATTGTTGCCACATTTCAGACTTAATTGGTGCTGTAAAATCGTTTTAGCATAGCCAGCTTTTCTTGAGCTTCGGCACATGCTTTTAGTTGTTTGTCTATCTCCCCAGTGATATCTGAATGGTCGACCATGACTGCATTAGTTCCTGCATTAGTCAATAACATATCAATCTTTAATAGAGCATCCTCCATTTGACTGGTATATCTTTGGACCATAGTTTTGTAGACTCTTTCCCTCATTTGTTTCCCTCCTTTTCAAATTCTTTGAGTAGTTCATTAGTATCTATGTGTTGTTCTTCTTTGTAATCATTTTTTAATTCATAATATTGGTCTAATCTTTTTAAAAACTTATGTTTCCAGTCCCTTAAATCAGCCCCAGAAAACTTGAATTCTTGGTAATATAGGTCAGGAGTACATACCATTATAATGCCTTGTTGAATGTTGGATCGATAAACATAATCGTGTGCCATACAATAGGCTGCAATTTGTAGGTAGTAATCTTCAATCCATTCTTCTCTCTTGGGTTTGTTGGCTTGTTTGAAATCCACAACGGTTTCTTTTCCGTTATGTTCACATACTAAATCTGTTGCTCCTGCATATAGCCCAGGATAGTGCAACATAACTTCTGAGCCAAAATAATGATCAACTGGAGTGAGCCCTATCTCAATAATTTTTTGAGCCATCGGCTTAGCCTGGACACCCACTTCCGTGAGATCGTCGTAGCCTGCGCCCGTGATATGTTTCTCAATGAACTTGTGCATGCTAGTCCCACGCTTGCTTGATAAATTCTTGATTCGTTCTGCTTCTTCATAACCAACTTTTGCCTTCCAGCGTTTCAAATACTCCTGATCCTTGGTCTTTGCAAGGATAGTCGTGACACTTGGTAATTTAAATCCGGCTATGTCATAGATCCGTGTTCCATGGTCCGTGCTCCGTGTACCTTGGTGATAGTTATATTTAGCATTATGTTTCATTTCCAACCTCCGAAGAGCGCATCATAAATCCATAGGAAAAAAATAACCACGCACCATAGAGCAATAAAGAGGATCAATCCCGTCATCATAATAATACTCTTAATCGTTTCCCATAAAATTTTTAAAAATTTCATTCCAATTCCTTCGATATTCATCCGTCGAGGGCCGCGACGTACCATCCCATTTACGACCTACCTCGCGTTTAGGGGACTTCTTCCCCTTATTCACTTTAACTATTTTTTTACTCCCGGCCTTGTACTTATTTAGTTGTGAGGACATCGTTTCTTCTTCCACTCACGATAGCCCTTCAGCCAGTCGTCTTTGTCTCGATGTTTCCAACGCTTATCCCAGGCCCAGTTATGAAGGGATCCTGACCAGCGTTCGATAAAAGCTAATATTCTATCTTTCATATTTTATAAAACGTATAACGTAATGTTATTTCTTCTCCTTCCTTAATGTCGCGAAGCGTCACTAACGTCCACTTCTTGGTCTTTAACGTATCGTCATGATTGAGTTCCACTTTCACACAGTTCGGATCATTAGAGTGATTAATAAATCCACCGAGAGGCGTTCTAATAATCGTTCCATTGACCTTCACATGGGAGGTCCCGAGATTGGTTCCTTGCTTAAGGAATGCTTTAGCAAAGAGACCTAAGCCATTAACTTTACTTTGTTTAATCGTCAACGAATCGGGAAGAGGTCTATACATTAATGCAGCCTCACTTTCTCCGTACCATAGGGCTTGACTTCTCCATGATTTAAGATCTCATCCATTAAGGCCTCATACTCCTTATCACTCAAATGCGTCTTATACAGTCTTTGAGCAATAGCGATCATCGTACCTGCAATTAACTCCACGGGGAGGGAATGTTCATTGAGTAAATGCATGGCATCATCAAAAAACATTTGATAGACTTTTTCTGAATCATCACTCATTTTTTCTTCTCCTTTTCAAAATAGTTTACTCTTGAATCTTGTTTAAATAATATATTACCCGACACGGAAATACGAGTCACGTCAGATTTGTAAGGAAGAACAAAGTGCCGAAGTTGTGCTGGGAACATATAAATATCCCCCTCCTCAGGCATTTGATGCACTAAAGAAATAGCCATCCGTCCATTGGAGTCGCCCCACATAAAGGAAACGCCCCCGGGTCCCTGAAGGGTCCCTTTGAATTTTTTATTCTCCTCGATGAGTTCTTTAGGAATTTGTGGAAAGATAATAAAAGAAAGATCTGAGGAGTGATCGTGTGGAGGATTAAAGTCTCCGGGCTTCATATAGTTAATCCAAAGACTAATCAGATCGGCCTCGGGTTTCATTCCCCCTTCACCTCTCCATTGATTGTAGCCAATACAATAGGCT